TGCAACAGCAGATAACACCGCAGAATTCCCTCAAGAAATATATTCGATTGATCGTAAAGCAACAGAAACTAGAGAGCTTGTTGAATTTGAACTTGCTGCTCCCACAGATTTAGCAGGAGTTAGGATACCAAAAAGGCAATGTACTAGATCCATCTTTCCTTCTATTGGTACGTTTGTTCAATGAGTTGGAAATATAAAGCACTACTTCATGCACAACGAGAAGATCCAAAAGAATCTTGTGGTTTGCTTTTGAATGTAAAAGGTAAGGAAAGATATTTTCCTTGTCGTAATTTGTCGATGACAGAACATCAATGTTTTATTATCGACCCAGAGGATTATGTAAAAGCAGATAATACAGGAGAAATTGTTGGTGTTGTTCATAGTCACCCTATAACACCTCCAACTCCTAGTCAGGCAGATAAAATTAGCTGCGAAGATAGTAATTTACCTTGGCATATTGTTAATCCAAAAACAGAACAATGGGCATATTTAGAACCCTGTGGGTACAAACCACCTTTACTAGGCCGTCAGTGGGTTTGGGGTATAACTGATTGTTGGAGTTTAGTAAGAGATTGGTATAAAGAAGAAAAAAATATAGAACTTAGAGATTGGGAAAGACCCACAACATTAGAAGAATTTAATAATAAACCTCTATTTGAAGCCTGTGCTTGGAGAACTAACTTTAGAGAACTTAGACCTAATGAAAAACTAGAAGATGGAGATGTTTTATTGATGAGCATTTTGCACCCAACTTTAAATCATGTAGCATTATTTTTTGAAGGTGATGTTATTCATCATTTAACCGATAGACTATCTTGTAGAGAGCCTTACTCTGAATGGTTGTTAAAATGTACAGGAAAGAGGTATCGCTATGCTTCGTAAGTTAAAGCTATATGGACAATTAGCAGAATTTATCGGACATAAAGAGTTCGAGATAAAAGTGAATAGCGTTTCTCAGGCAGTAAGTTTTTTAATACATAATTTTCCAGAAGTAGAACGCTTTATGAGTCCTAAATATTATCAAGTAAAAGTTGGTAATTATGACATTGATGAAAGTGAATTATCATATCCCGTAGGACAAGAAGATATACATTTTATTCCAGCGATAAGTGGTGCTGGTAGAGGTTTTGGGAAAATATTATTAGGTGCTGCATTGATAGGAGCATCATTTTTTTCGTTTGGAACTTCAGCAGGATTAGGTGTAGCTTTTTCTAAAGGATTTGCAAAAGTTGGATTGCTTCAGAAAGGATTGTTTGGAATAGGTGCTGCTTTAGCATTATCTGGTGTTTCTGATTTGTTATTTCCTGTGCCAGAACCACAAAAATTTAATTCAGAGGAAGATCCACAATTATCTTTTAATTTTAGTGGAGTGCAGAATACATCAAGGGCTGGTACACCTGTTCCAATAGTTTATGGTGAAATAATTACAGGAAGTGTTGTAATAAGTGCAGCGATTGACACTAATCAGGTGGAAGCATGACAGACGAAACTAAACTTATTAGAGGATCTGGAGGCCCACCAAAACCACCCCCACCTCCTTATCGTGCTCCTGATACTTTACATAGTAGAAGTTTTGCTACTGTTCAGGATTTAATATCTGAAGGTGAGATAGAAGGTTTTGCTAGTGCATCAAAAGAAGGTCTTACAAAAGGAACTACAGCTTATGACAATGCAAGTTTGAAAGATGTATTTCTTGATGACACTCCGATACTTAATTCAACAGCTACAAGTGCTAGTCCTGCTGATACTGATTTTAATTTTCAAGACGTAACTTTTAAATCTAAGTTTGGAACGTCAAACCAAACTGCAATGAGTGGTATTCCTGCTGAAAGTAGATCACCTACTGCCGTTGGAGTTACTGTAACTACTTCTGCTCCTGTTACCAGACAAGTTACTAATACAGATGTAGATGCAATTATTGTTACTCTGACTTGGCCTCAGATACAGGTAGCTGAAGATGACGGAGATATTAGAGGAGATACTGTTGAATATAAAATACAGGTTCAATATAATTCTGGTGGATATTCAGATGTCATAAGTACTTCTGTTAGTGGAAGAACAGCAGATGCTTATGCTAGGGATCATAGAATAAATGTTACAGGTGCTTTTCCTGTTGATGTTCGAGTGGTTCGAGTTACGGCAGATAGTACAGATTCAGCAAGAGTAAATGCTTTTCAATTTACCAGCCTTCAAGAAGTAATTGATAATAGTTCGACTTATGCTAATAGTGCTTATGTTGCTCTTCGTTTAGATAGTAAACAGTTCAATCGTATTCCTACAAGAAAATATCGTATTAGAGGAGTAAAGGTAAGAATACCAGGAGCAGGAGCATCTAGTTCTGGTACTCCAAGCGTGGACAATGCTACGGGCAGGATAGTGTACCCAGATGGTTATATTTTTAATGGTGTTATGGGTGCTGCTGTTTACACCAATTGCCCTGCGATGTGTTTGCTTGATTTACTTACAAACACTAGATATGGTCTGGGAGATCATGTTACAGATAGTAATTTAGATTTATTTAGTTTTGTAGCTGCAAGTAAATTTGCAAATGAAGAGGTAGATGATGGAACAGGATCAGGTGCAAAAGAAGCTAGATTTAGTTGTAATGTCAATATTCAAAGTCCTAAAGAAGCATTTGCAGCAATAAATGATTTAGCTGGTGTTATGAGATGTATGCCGATATGGTCTGCTGGTTCTGTAACCATATCTCAGGATAAACCAACAACAGCAAGTTATTTATTCAATTTAGCTAATGTCGGCCAAGAAGGATTTACATATCAAGGTAGCAGCTTAAAACAGCGTCACTCTGTTGTTTCTGTTAGTTACTTCAATATGGATTCAAAAGAAGTTGACTTCGAGGTAGTAGAAGATGCAACAGCAATATCAAAACTTGGAACAATAGTAAAACAGGTAAAAGCATTTGCCTGTACCTCTCGTAATCAAGCTGCAAGATTAGGCCGTGCAATTCTTTTTGCCGAGCAAAATGAAAGTGAAACAGTTACATTTTCAACTTCAATAGATGCAGGAATTGTTGTAAGACCTGGTTCTGTCATTGAAATAAACGATCCAGTAAGAGCAGGAGCAAGAAGAGGTGGTCGTGTAGTAGCTGCAACAACAACAACTATTACTATTGATGCTTTAGAACAAACAGGTTTACCAGCATTGAATGATAATCCAACAATAAGTGTAATTTTATCTGACGGAACAGTAGAGGTAGGTTCAATATCTGATTTTACAGGTGCAGTTATTACAGTTAATAGTGTTACAAAACCTGACGGCACAACTGCCTCTGCCTTTACTTCCGCACCAAACGTAAATTCACCTTATCTAATATCTAGCACAACATTGCAAACTCAATTATTTAGAGTTATTCAAGTTGAAGAACAAGATGATATTAACTATGTAATTACAGCCTTGTCCTATGTAGAAGGTAAGTATGCGTTTATTGAAGATGGAACTGCATTACCCACAAGAACAATATCAGTTTTAAATACCCCTGCATCTCCTCCAAGCAACTTAACAGTTACAGAGCAGACAGTTGTTATAAATAGTATTGCCAGAAGTAAACTTATTGTCGATTGGCAACCTGTTATTGGTTCTACTCAATATCTTGTTAATTACAAAGTCGAGAATGGTAATTATGTTTCTCAAACTGTATTTAGTAGTGATTTTGAACTTTTAGATACTGTAAAAGCAACTTATTCATTTCAAGTATTTTCATATAACGCTTTAGGGGAAATATCTACTAATCCAACTGAAACGACATTTGTAGCTCAAGGTAAGACAGCATTACCAGAAGATGTATCTGGATTAACTATTGAACCTATTAATGAACAGTTTGTAAGATTAAGATTCACACAAGCAACTGCTATAGATGTTTTGCACGGAGGTCGGGTTTATGTCCGGCATACAAATCAAACTGGAGTATCTGCTACATTTCAATCTGCACAAGATGTTATTGAAGCTGTATCTGGTAACACAACAGAAGTTATAGCCCCTGCCCTTGCAGGAACTTATCTTCTTAAATTTCAAGATGATGGCGGTAGATTTAGTGCTAATGCAACAAGTGTAGCTTTATCTATTGTTGATATTTTAGATTCAATTACTGTCAAAACTGATCGAGAAGATACTGATGGAACACCATATAACGGAACAAAGTCAAATCTTACTTTTGACTCTACTCTTGGTGGATTGAAACTTACAGATCCAACAGCAAATTCTAGTGGTACTTATGATTTTGTAGATACTCTTGATCTTGGTGGTACATTCTCACTTGTTTTAAAAAGACATTTTCAAGGAGTTGGTTTTTATACAGGAGATCAATTTGATAATAGAACAGACAACATAGATACTTGGACAGACTTTGATGGTTCTATTGCTAACGATGTAAACGCAAAGATGGCTGTACGAACCACAACCGATAATCCTTCAAGTTCTCCGACATATACATCTTTCAACGATTTTGCTAATGGAACATTTAAAGGTAGAGGATTTCAGTTCAGAATTACTATAGATACAGCAGATACAGCACAAAATATGAATCTTCAGCAAGCAGGATATACAGCAACAATGCCATCAAGAACTGAACAATCATCTGTTATTGCATCTGGAGCAGGAGCAAAAGCTGTTACATTCACAGCACCATTCTTCGTTGGAACGTCTGGGTTAGGTAATCTAAATAGTTTTTTACCTTCTATTAATATATCTCCACAGAATATGGCATCAGGAGATTATTTTGAGCTTAGTAGTATATCTGGAACTGGCTTTACAGTTCACTTTAAAAACTCAAGTAATGCTAGTATTGATAGGAACTTTACCTATAGTGCTGTTGGTTTTGGTAAAGGAGGTTAACATGGAGAAAAATAGTTACTAACTATGTCTGACGTTACAAACTATACAATTGAAAATGCTTCTGGAGCCAACGTAAGAACTGATCTTAATGCTGTCTTTGCTGCGATTCAATCAAGTAACTCAAAATCATCTGACTTAGCTACAAGTCAATGTGTAGCTGGTATGCCTTTTTTAAACACCACTACAAATATTTTAAAAATAAGAAACTCAAGTAATGGTGCTTTTACTGAGATAGGAAATATAGATCAAGCAAATTTAGGTTTATTATCAAAAGCTGGCGGTACAATGACAGGTCCGTTGCTGATAGATGATTCTTCAAGTGCTTCTACTCCTGCATTAAGTTTCGATACAGATACAGATTTAGGTTTGTTTAGGAAATCTGCAAACATAATGGGATTTTCTTCCAGTGGTACAGAGCAGATGATATTTGACGGTAATGGATTGACGCTCCAGGGGCAGAATGATCTTAGGTTTGCTGATGCTGATAGTAGTCATTATGTAGGATTTCAAGCACCAGCTACGGTTTCTTCTAGCCTTACTTGGACATTACCATCTACTGATGCTGCTGTTTCTGGTTATGCTCTTGTATCTGACGCATCTGGAACGCTAAGTTGGGCTGCTGCTGGTGCTGGTGCTCAAGGTGCTGGAAGTGACAATATCTTTTGGGAAAATGACCAAACAGTTACACAGAGTTATACTATTACTAATGGACAAAACGCTGGCAGCTTTGGTCCGATTACTATACAATCAGGGGTAACAGTTACAGTTGGTGCTGGTGAAACCTGGACAGTCGTTTAAATTATGAGCACATTAAAAGTCAACAGCATAATACCAGTTGCAGGAGTACCAACAGGCGGTGGTGGTGGAATTATTCAAGTAAAACAAACAGTTAAAAAAGATGTATTTAGTGAAAGCGTTAGTAGTGGAACTGAATCATCTCTTGTTACAGGTTTAACTGTTAGTATAACTCCAATTTTAAGTACTTCTAAAATTTTGTTGTTTTATCAAATTGTAGCAAATAGACAAGTAACCTATTTTGTTCTTGATAAAGATGGCAGTGTTTTTACTGATGCTATTGGTGATGCTGATGGTAGTAAAGGAAGAGTTACTGCTGCTGCTATTTTTCAAAGTAATTCTCGTTTTTGTAGCACTTTACCCATAATATTTATGGATTCACCAGGCGATACAAACGCCCACACTTACGGACTTAGACTTAGACATACATCAGTTAGTACTCAAACACTTATTTTGAATCAAAGTGATGATACCACTAATAATTCTACCAATTCGTCAATGATCTCATCAGTTACAGCAATGGAGGTGTCAGCATGATTACTTCCATGTATAATTTAATTAAAAACTAACTATGGGATTAGATCATCAAGCTATAAGAAAAGCCTATCCAAATGCTGTAACTATTGATGATGGTACTGGAGCGTTTGACGCAAGCGGTAGTTCAATAAGTCTCGACCAGAGCAAGATTAATAGTGCGAGGGCTACTTTAGATGCTGAAGCTGCTGCGATTCTTTATCAAAAACAAAGAACAGGCGAAGCTGGTACTACAGATACTATCTATCCATCAATAGGAGATCAGTTAGACAATCTCTATAAAGATATTCTCGCTGGTACGCTTACTTCAAGTGGTAGTTTTGCAAAAGCAATCGAAGCAGTAAAAGCTAAATATCCCAAGCCATGAGTACATTAAAAGTTAACACAATCCTTAATGCCTCTGGTGGTAATGATGTTACTAATCTAGGAAGATGGAAAAAATTAAGCACCACAACAATTACTAGCAATGTTAGTGATGTAACTTTTACTAATTCAATCACAGATGCTTTTGATACATATAAGATGTACGCAATAGTTTTTAGTCAATTACAGCCTACTGATGATGGTATTGAATTAAGAATGAGAATACAAGAAGGAGGTAGCACAGACACAGGTAGTAATTACAGATTTAGAGTATTCAGTCCTGATGGGGATGAAACCCAACAAAACGCAGATAAACTTAGACTAAATAAAGACCCTTTAGGAAATGATACAAGTGGTAGTGCAATTCTTGGTGATACAAATGGAATAATTTACATGACAAATTTTGAGGCTAATAGAATATGGAAATACTATGGGTTTCATATGTTTTTAAACAACACAGCAGATAAAAATTTTGATACATTTGGTGGTGGTGTTAATGGCACAAATGCCACAACTGGAGTACTAATATATCCTGAGTCTGGTTCATGGGCTAGTGGCTCAGTAACTTTATTTGGAATAGCACAATGACACGTTACCACAACATCAATGGCGAATTAGTTGCTTTTACAGCCGAAGAGGAGACAGCTAGAGATGCGGAAGAGGCTGCTTCAGTTGTAGAAAAAGCTGCAACTCAATACATAAGAAATAGACAAAAATTTGGAACTAAAACATACCCAGAATTATCGGAACAATTAGATCAATTATTTCGTGATGTAGCTGCTGGCAAGTTTGGTGCAGACGCACAAACAGGCGAATGGTACACTGCGATTAAAGAAGTAAAAGACACCAATCCAAAGCCTAGTTAATTATGAGTCAACTTAAAGTCAATTCAATCGTTCCAGCAGGGGGTCTACCAAGTGGTGCTACTGCTGGAGGTATAATTCAAGTTGTACAAACAGTCAAAACTGATGATTTTAGTACTGCTGTTAGTACAGGAAATTATAATCAAATTACTGGTTTAAGTTGTACTATCACACCTTCAACAAATTCAAGCAAAATTCTACTTCATGCAGTTATTGTTGGAAATAATAGTGGAAATAATGTTCATTGCGGTTTTGAAATAAGAAATGGATCAACACGTTTAACTGGTTATCAACATACAGGAACAATAGGAAGTAGAACACCCTCAATGTCATCAACAAGTAATCCTGGCACTGGCCCATTAATTACTATACCTATATATGCTATGGACTCTCCTGCTTCAACTTCTGCTCAAACTTATAATGTTTTTGTAAGTACTGAGGGTTATACATGGTATTTAAACAGAGGACAAGATGGTGCTAACCAAGCACAAAATTACGCTGGTATTTCAACTCTAACAGCATACGAGGTTGGAGTTTAGTGGCAATAATTCCAGGAAAAAAGAATTTTACTGTTCAACGTAGGGCAGACTTTCCTATAAAGTTGACATTTAAAGATTCCACTGGAACGGCAATAAGCCTTAACGGATATACAGTAGAAGCACAAGTTTATGATGAATCACGTTCCACAAAATATGCAGATTGGGCTATAACTTATACAGATAGAGCTAATGGAATTATTGATATGAATTTGGCTGATACTGACACTGCAAACTTTACTCCAGAAATTTTATTTTATGACGTATTACTAACAGAACCAGGAGGTAACAAAAACTATTATTTAGAGGGTAAACTATTTGTAAGTGAAGGTTACACCGCATGAGCAATTCTAATTCTGTTACTGTCAGCCAAGTATCTGATGTAACTACAGTTGAGGTAACAACAGCAGGACCTCAAGGACCTGGTTTTGACTTAACTTTAGATCACAGTGCAAAAGTTGATAATTCAGTTATGTACTATCAACAAAGTAGTGGTAAGGTTATATTAGATAACAATGTTACTACACTTAAACTTGTCGATGGGGGTAATTTTTAGTGGCAAACACAATCAGAATAAAAAGATCAACTGGATCGTCTAACCCAACTTCTCTTG